CGCTCAAAACGAGCTTTGTACTGAAGTCTTTAAAGTTCATTCTTCTGATTGTTGTTTTGTTGGTTATTAACTATTTTCTTTAGGTTATCCGCCCACCTTCGTGAGCTTCCCGACTTAACCTTGTCGTATTGTTGTTTTGTTTGTACCTCCGCGCCGGGATGTATTGTTTTCAAGTAACGAATAACCGCAAGGCGTTTTTCTTCATACGTCAACTCTGTTTCTATAACAATCCATCCGTTTGACTTACACCATTCAAACACAGCTTCGTACTGCCAGTACAACGGAATAGTGTTGTACGTATCTACAAACTTCAACAAGTCCCGGTAACGCTTTTGTCCCGTTACGCTTTTCCAGTCCTCTGGGTTTTGTTTTCTGTTTTCTTCGTGAAGCTTGGTTATGATTCGAGCTGTTTCCTTTTTGTACTCATCCATTACCTGTCCAACGAACGCCACCGAAAACGAACCGTAAGGCTGTATTATTTTCCCGTCTGAGGTTTTGTATTTACCTGCGGCGCAAGCTTCCATAGCATTAACAATGTCGGCTGTGTTAAAACCTGAATAATGATTCTTCAACATTCTAACAGTTACCGCCATAACCATGTCGGGTATTTCTTCGCGGATGGCGAAGTGAGAAACCGCTATGAGGCGCAACTGTTTTGTTAGGTTTATGAAATCATATTGGTTGTATGCCTGTATTTGTTTCTCGCTCCGGCTTATTACAATCTGTTGTTCGGCTCTGTTAAAGAGCCTCATAATTGATTGTTTCGTCCTTTCCCAAGTTGAGGTCGGCTCGATTGACTTTGTTTTTTCCATGTTTGTTTTCTGGTTTCATCCAAACTTGAATCATCTTCATTTTCCAGTTCTTTATTAGTTTTCCCTGACTATCCTTCCACGCCCACACGCCCGGTTTAATTTCAAACTTGTTTGCGTCGTAACCTTCCCAAGCTTGTTTAGCTAGGTCGGCGGAAAATTCTTTTAACTCGAAAAATGAAATACATTCTTCAATGGTAGGTATATATATGTTTTTAACATTAACATTAACATTAACATTAACAGTTGGATTTGTTGACACTTGTTGAACTTGTTGACTTATGTTAACATTTGTTGACTTTGATTCTCTGTCCTTGCGTCGCTTCTCTGCGCTTGCCTTCCCGGCCTTGCTTCTCTCACTTCTCGTTTCTTCCCAACTCTTCAAATCCCTTTTCAAGTTAGACTTGATAAGCGCGAACGCTACCAATATCGTTTTGTCGTCTGTTTGCGGTTTGGAATCGTTAACATAATTCAAAACGTGTTTGATTAGCTTTCCGGCTTCTTCGTCTGAGAGTTGCTCGAACAAGCCGAGGTAATCGGCGTACATCAAAAACGAGCCTTTTCCTGTAGCCATTAGAACAGCGTTTGTTTGTGTTTCAAATACAACTCATCTCCGTTAGCGATATAGGTAATTTGCTTTGCGCATTTTTCTATATCCCAGACATCGTTGTTTTGAAGTTCGTGATAGTCTCTAGATTCAATTATGTTGTTTAAGCGAGTTTCGCATGACGCTAACCACTTTTCAGATTGCTGGCTGCCCCTTTCCTTGAACCGTGATTCGATAAGCAATTTATTACAACGCAAAACAACTAACTTCGGTTTTACTTCGTTTATGAAAGAACTCGTAAAAAGGCGGCTGCCTTCTATGAAGTTCGTAAAACCAACATTGTCGTTGTGATTGATAAACTTTATCGCATCCGGCTGAACAGCCATACTCAATCGGTCTGTTCCTAAAAATGGTTTGTCAGCGTTAGGCTCGTAATCTCCAAACACGTTCATACCCGGTCTTCGGTAATGAACGAATGGAGTAGTAATGCGCTCCCAACCATCAAACATGGACATGAGTTTTAACATTACCGTTGTCTTGCCGCTTCCCGGCAAGCCGTACATTAGTATCGTCTTCATAGTGTTCTTCTGTAACCTGTCTGGTCAATCTTAGCTTTCTTTAGCTCGACAGACGGTTGTTTGCATTGATACATATATTCCCTGTAATACATAACAAAAGAGATTCGCAGGTCATTTTCTTTCATGCCTATGAACTCTGAGTTGCCGTGGAACTTATGAACGTCGCAAAACAACATGTCTGTGTTTTGAAGGTCTATCGCAACGCGATACTCCGGGAGTATAAATAAACCTCCTGTCCAGTCACCTTCCCGGTACACGCAAATGTTTCCCATTCCCTCCCGGTAGTCTCCTGCGTCTTGGTGAACGGCAGTACGGAAGTTTTTGTTAACAGTTACGGTCGTGAACGATGTTCCGTCAATCACATAGTTTCTATTAGTCGCCTTCGCTACGGCTATCTGCCGGGCGTAATGATTTGGACATAGTTCTTTGAACAGCCTGTCCACCTCCTGAATGAAGGGGATGCCGGCCTTGAATTTGTCGAAATACTTTTGCGCAAAAGCGGTCTTACGACAATATCTAACTAACGCGTTGGCGTCCATATAACCTACGTTGCCGCTGGTTACGGGGTTGCCTACGGTCGTGTTGGTCTGGCTTCCGTCCTTTCGTACTCTCTTATGAACGCTCCCGGAGGCGAAGCCCCGGAGGTTGCTAATATCAATACTGTCTTTGAAGGATTCATACCCGGTCTTCAGCACGTCGTAGTTCAATGCCCCTTTCCTGAACTTCAATAACAGATTCCCGTGAAGGTCGTATGCATCAACGTCTGTTTTTATTACGCGGTCATAGCTGTACTCATTCAGATACGTTCCCTTCAACGCCTCGGCTTTCTCCGGCGTTAGATGATTCTTTAGCTTCAATGTTTCCATACTTCTCGCGTAACAAGTTTAAAATTAAATCACTTTGGTTTGCTTCGTCCAAATCGCTCGGCCACATTATCCTCATACCTATCTTAGCAAGCCTGTTGAACTCCTGATGTTCTTCTTCGGAGTAATACAAAAGCTTTTGCTTGATAGCCGCGTCCTCGATTGGACTTTCGTCAGCCGTCCATTCTCCGGCGAACAAGTCGCCCGTTAATACTGTCATGTTTGTCTTGTAAATCTTTCTGTTACCATTTGCTCCTTGTACAAACTTACTATGGTGCGCAAGGCATCGCACCCGTGATGAACAGCCGCGTTCAAACGCTCCGCGTAGGTATACAGCGCAAGCCATTCTGACAAGTTGCTTTCAACAAGCATCTTCAATACCGTTGTCTGTGTCTTTAGAATGTCCAGCTTGGCCATCTCCTTTCTCTGTTCATCCAACACTAGCTTCCTAGCCCAGCGCATAGTCTCCGCGCTCAATGCGTCGTACACTTGTAGCTTCATAAGCTTATCAGTTACGTCCATAATTGAATCAGCGGAGACTTCGCGCTCAAGCTCGGTCTTAATCGCTATTAGATTGGATTCAATTTGCTCCCTGTTCATCGCCGTACTTTATGAATTCCAATTCGAGTTGAGAAAGGCTATGTCCGGCCTCTTTCATAATCCTTAATTGGTTGTAAAGATTTAACACCCGGTTATCCATTTTGATTTTGTATGCCCGGTTGTCCATTTCGATTTTATTGTCAACAACAGGCGGCTTTACTTCGGGTTTATCTAGGGACTTACCCCAGACAAATTTACGCCACCACGCTTTCAGTCTCTGTTTCATTTAATGATATTGTATCCGGGTATATTTTATTCAATGGCTTGTAGTTCGGATTTTCCTCAAGCCAAATCTTATGAACGTGTTCAAACACTTTCCAAGCGTCTGTGTAATGTCGGTCGAATAGCTTTAACTGCCAACCAACTCCTTGAAAGGTCTTGGCTTCCAAGTCAACCTTCGCCGTCCTTACGTTAGAGTTAAGCCATAGAACGGCTGTATGTACGATAGGGTTGTCGGGGTTGATTTCGTTCCACATCATAGCATAGGCCGCCATTTGTAGTTCGTAAGACTTGTGAAGGTAGTTTGACGATTTGATATCAACCAAGTAAAGCTCTCCGGCTATCTTGAACACTCTGTCTAGTGTTCCGCCTAGTTTGAGGCCTTCCGAACATAGCTTCATTTCATTTGCTATCAACTCACAGGTTACTACCTTTCGGAAGTTTTGATACTTCAACAGCATCTCCCATTCCTTTAATGTGTAGTTTGCCTTTCCTGTTTCGTCAGCCCATTTAAGGATTCCACCCCTGTCCATCTCCTCTGTACCTCCGTGAACTACAGTACCCTGTTTGCCGGCTCGTTCCATAATGTCCTTGGCGTTGCCTCCTACATCTTTCAACCATTGCTCAAAGCCGAATCCTTTCGGAAAGACTTCAAGCACCGTAGTTACCGAAGGGAAGAAGTGAATTTCATCCTTCGTATAAAAACGGTTATCAAGATAGTTGATTTGCTTGATTTCTGGGTTGTGAAATATTTGATTCATGATTCAAGGTATTGGCGAAACGTTTTTGCATACTCAAGTACATCTTGAGGCGTACACGGGCGACCTTGTAAAAGCCTACACGCTGCGTTTAGCGCAACGGTCTTCTTGTCGGCTTTCCATTCAGACTTCTTCTTGTTGTCGCTCTTGATATAGATTTTCTTGAACGCAATTCCTTGGTACTCTCCGTCTTTACATTCAACTTCAACCTCCTTGCCTTCGTAGTCTTTGAGTTTGTCGTCAAACGATTCATAACGGTTTCCATTAGTGTCTACAACTTCGTACTTCCTGAACTCGCTTCCGCCCGGCTCTTTAGGCGCGAAGGTTTTGACGCAAACGATTGATTTGATTATTATCTTCATAGCGTCTTGTATGTGTCTGGCTGGTCGTCAATCCTCAGACGGGTTATTAATTTGGACTTGTTTACGTGATACGATATAGCTGACGCAATCTGCTGTATGTCATATCGGTCTTCTTTGAGACAAGATAACATAGCAGCGTTAACCGTATCCATAATTTGTTGAGCTGTTCCGGGATGTAGCTTGGTAGCAAGCCAAACCTTTTGAATAATCGTTTTGGCTTCATCCCAATTGTCGGGCTTATCGAAGCTGTATTGCTTTTCTTCTGCTCCGCTTTGTATCAACAAGACGGTAATAGCTTCGGCTTGCGCTAACAATGTTTTGCGCTCTTTCCTGAGCGCGTCAATAGTAGTCTGGTTCATAGTTTTAGATTAAAAGGTTAAGAAAAAAAGGGACGGCTTTGAAAAGGTAACAAACCCCGAAGGCCTTGCGGACACTTCAAACCGCCCCGTTGGCCATGAAGCCTACTATCTTAACGCTTTTCTGTAATCTAAAAGCTTGCCGCTCTTGGCGGTCGACCTTGGGAACTTTCTGCGACCTAACGCGTGACGTCCGTACGCAGCTACAAAGAACAACTCAGCATCGGTCTTTGTCTTAACTTCGGTAAAGATGTCGGAAAGCTTGCGGCTTGACCTTACTGCGTCAAGTGTTTCTTTAGCAAGCTCGTTAGCCCTTATTGAGCTTATTCCGATTTTGGTTGAGATAAGTTCGCTGCTTTCGTTTACAACCTTACGGCTTTTAGGCTCTTCAACCTTTGCTGCGGCTGGTTTTTTGTTTCCCTTAACGCTTGCTGTAGCTCCGGCCTCGTTCAACGCTTCGACTAACAACTCAGCATCGTCCTCGTTTTCGCAATTGATTTCGTAGGGAACTCCATCAACAAGGTCTTTGGCTTCTTTCAAGCCAAGCCCGGTACGTTCTTTAACAACCTTAATGATTGAAAGCTTCGCAGAACCGTTCGCCTCAACAACAACGTTGATTCCCTTTAAAGTTTCTTTTTTAGCAGCCTTCTTTGGTGTTTCTACTTTTGTTTCAGCCTTCTTCGCTCCCTTTGCTAATGCTTTCCCGTCAGGGGTAAGGTCGCCGGAGGCTTTCAATGCCGAGCGTTGACGGCTAACGATTGAGTTGTCGCAGCCTACTGCTTCTGCGATAGCGTTGTTGGTTTGCGCTGGATTCTTTAGAATCGCTTTGCGTACTTCTTCTGATTTTGTCATTTTGATTTTGGTTTTTGATTTATTAATTAGAACTGAATTGCCTGTTGTTTAAGGTCTTCGGGAAGTTCGTTGGCTCGTTGTTTGGCTGCTAGTTTTAATTGGCGTATAATCCACGCGTGGCGTTTCCTGTCGTCAATCTTACATAGTAGTTCAATCATTTCAAGCAATGAACAATCCTCGTTGTCGGGGACTTTTAATGATATAGGGAATGCGTCTTTGCTCATTTCAATTTGTTTAGGCCGCTAAAATAGATTATATTAATTCGTAAAGAGATATTTTTAAGATACATTCCCTGTTAACATCTAGGTTGTTGTTAAGCGAATGAAAATGCTTGCGTGTTTATCTGGTTTGTACTCATAGGCCTCTGATAACAAGGAAACAATACAATGGTTCGCTTCTTATCCCGGATAGTCAAACGCTCGTTCAATCTTACGCGAACTTTATCATCGGGAATAAACGCAAGAACGTCCTTCAATCGCTTGGTGTTGAATACAAGTATAACGTCTTCGTGTTTGAAGTCGGCTTTTTTTTCCGTGTCAATTTGTTCAAAGATAGTCGCGCGGTATGGCATAACTGAAAGTTCTTGATTGGCCGCCCTTACGCAAACGCGGTCTGTAGTCGCTTCTATCTTCAACACGCTTCCGTTAACGGGCTTGGCGTTCTTTTCGGGTATCTCGTTTGAAAAGGTAGGAACTTCTCTAGCTATTACAAGCATGTCGTTAAACAGAAGCCCTGAGCCAAACCGGATAACTTGTATGTCTTCGGTTTGAGTCGCAATCCTATCAGTAGCGTACTTGTTAATACCCATACTTTTCTTTTGCGTTTGTTCAACATCTCCTTCGGCGCAATAGTACTTAACGCCGTCGAAAGCCTCGAATGAGTAGAATTTTGTAGTCAACGTAAAGGCCACGTTTTTTTCGCGCTTCGCCAAATGTTTTCGCCTAACAAACGACGACAACGGCGCAAGGTTTTTTGCGTCCTCTTTCTTAATTACAAACAACCTATCGAAGTCGTCAATAACAAAAGGAACTCCAAAAAACTCGCGTTTTATTAAACCGAAAACGAAGTTGTTTATGTTGTCGCTGTATAGTTGTTCGAGGCGGCTGCAAGCCTCTCTTAAAAAGTTAAGGCTTTCCGAGGTAGTACTATTGCTCAATACAGCGCTAACGCATTGAGGCACTTGATAGTGTTCGTTTTCTGATTCTGATGGGTAATTTATTGCTGTCCAAGACGCTAATGAGCCTGTAAGATATGCATTGTACGCTTCTTCGGCTTTATTCCAACCTGAATGCTGTACGTAACAAAACATAATTTCCTTTGCTATCTTGTCTATGGACTCTTTGTTGAACGTGTGTTCTTCGTAACAACAAAGCTGATACATGAATTCATAAAGATGATTCGGATTCCAGCAATGTTTTATAAACTCGCCAATGTTTGAAACATCGTTATCTGATATGTATTCGGCTACATCACCGCCCTCTCTTAAAAAATAGTCAATCGTTCTCATGATTAAGTTAGTTTAGTTATTTTATCATCATCATACAATACAAGCGTTCCGTCCAAGAAGAAGACGCGCCCAAGCAGTTCGCTAGGCTGAACGTCAGGCCTGAACCGATACTTCCAATGGCCTATTACTACATCGTCCGGCTTGTGAAAGGCTATCGCTACAATGCTGCCCTTCCCGTAGACTGTTTCAACTCTGTCCATTACTACCAACCCGGCTGGATTCATCTTGCGTGTTTCTAATAGTTCCGGGATAAGAGCTAGTGTTGTTTGAATAGGCTTTACGGCCTTCTTCAAGTTCTCCTTAACCTTTATAGCTAGGTTGCCGTTGAATAAACAATCTGGGTCAGCGATAGCTTGTTTGGCTAATTTGCCGGCCTTCTTCTTTGAAAGCCCCTTGGAGACAAGAAGCTTTTTAAAGTCGCCTACCGTAAAACATTCATTCACTTCATCGTATGTGATTACGTCGATTCCTTTCGGGAATGTATCTTTTATTTCAGCATACGAAACAACATCTTCATCGTAGTAAGCGCGCCCCAAGTTACGCTCGTAAGGCTGCGCTTCATAAACAACTACCGGGCGCGGCTTGTAACTTTCGTTGCTATACCAGTTACCTTCAAACCAATGCCCAAGATGTTCATTAACAAACGTAACTTCGTTATTATGATTCAAGAAAACTAGCTTGTTGTATCCAGCTATAAGCTTCCTAACCACGTTAAGATTCTTTTTGCTACGCGTGAAGTTGATAGGGAAGTTGTACCGAAGAAATACAGCGAACTGCGCTGTGTCGCTCATATCCTTCCACTGTTGAGATGTTAGTTCAAAGGGCGTATCGTCCTTGTCGTAATCCATTCGGATAGTTCCGTTATGAAACAACACTAGCCTTTCGTTGACCGCGAATGGGTGAACGTTGCTGACATCGGTTAGGCCGTGAGTTCGGATTCGGAAGTGAAGAATAACCAAGCCAACGCCCGATTCCTTCAAAGACTTATACATATGTATAAACTCCTCCTTTACCATAGTCTTGTAGACTAACAACACGCCGTTATCTACATAAGCCAGTCCGGCTCCGTGGTCGTTTCGGCTCCAAGATTCTTCTAGCTGTTCGTAAGGAATCGTCCCGACTTTATTAACAATGATTATGCACATATGGCTTGTTTTTTTATTTCGTTAATTTTCTTTGAGTTCTCTATAAGGAAGGCCGCAAGGTTGGGATAGGTCTTGAAGTTCGCGGTAACGAACTCAATGTATTTTTCCAGCGTAGCGTCTTTTAAAGAGCATTGTTTTGAATAGACGTACATAGAGTGACAATACTCTATGTTCTTGAAGAACGAAGCCGGGCGGATGTTTGATTTGAATATCCTTACCTCCGCCGTATGGTCGGTGAGATTGACGGCTTGGTTTCGCGAACCTTCGTTGAACTTGCTTGTAGCTTCTCTATACAGCTTGTGCTTTGACGAATCCTCCATGGATGCGTAAAGATTCAGCTTGTCTCGCTCTCGTTGGCTTACAAGCAGTGTAAACAACGGATTCAAGTACATAAGCTGCATGAACTTCAGTATGTGTAACGAGTTCATTCCTTTCTTCGTTATGTGAACGTGCATTCCGCAGTTAGCCGATTCAAAGCCTCTGCAACCCCGGTGTCGCAGGATTCCCAGAAACTTTGTTATTGTCTTCTCGTTCTCCTTTATCCATTCAAACGACAACGGGTGCGTTACTATCTCAACGCCGTGCCCTATCGAGCTGTCTGATTTGAAGTATAACCAAGGCTGATTAACCTCGTGAAGAATCGGATAACGTACGCCGCCCGGCATCTCAACCTCAAGTTCTATTCCAAAGTGAAGGTCTTCGTAACCGAAGAACAACGGCGTTGGTTTGGTTGAGTAAGATTGTATGTATAGCTTGTCTGCGCAAGACGTACAACACGCACCTATGTGGGTTGTAATAGTTGATAAGCCTCGTCTTGAACATTGAACGCAGGACGGTCGCTTGTCGTTGCAAGTTCTGCATATTCTCCTTGCGCTATCTACGGCAAAGGAATTATCTTTTCGACATATCGAATGACATTCGCTGCATGTTACGAAGTTTCGTTCAAAACATTTTCTACAAACTTCTTGTGTTTGTCCATCAATCATTATTACGTGTGGCCTTCCGACTAACTCCGGCTCGTTACAGCTCAAACACTTCTGATAAAGCCTGTCGAAACAATCATCGCAAACAGCTCCATCCGGAACTAGATTGAAGAAGCGATTCGCAATGAGCTGGTCGCAAGTTATGCAATTATTTGTTTCCATTATGGGTTGATTTTAAAGATTAGTATGATTACTAACGCTATCGGGTTAACCGCAAACGCGGCTATCCGGCTGAGTTGCTTGATTGGTTTATCGTAATGCTTCATTTTGTTTTAGGTATAGTTTGTAGTCTCCGTGTTTTATCTTTGTATAATTTGGGCCTTCCATTACTACGCGTTTGTATTTATAAACAAACGCCATTACCTTTCCGTTCTTAGTAATTACATCGCAAACCTCCCTAGTATAGTTGTTTTGTTCGGGGGTTTCGGGATTGTACGTTTCAAGACGGTCTATTCGTTTCAATGAAACATCGTCTATTTCCCAAAGCTCTCCACGTATAAGCTCCTTGCCTTCTATGAGCACGGGGTATTGCGGTCTGTTTACGTTGAATAACTCTCCTTCGCACAAAGCCTTACAAATAAGCCGCTGTCCATCCATAAACGGCTTGTTGTTTCTCATGTCTGTTTGAAGCGTTCCGTAAGTAAATAATAAATGTTTCATGATTTGTTTAAGTTTAAAGCATTAACAACTTCATCGTACGCGTTGTGTCCTTTCAAGAAGTTTGTTGACATAGCGTCACGAGCCTTCTCTAGGGCTTCTATGTTTACTTGGTTAGACTTTATTATAAAATTTATCTTAACAACCAACGCTGTTGCTGTTTTTGTGGCTGATTCAATAAAGTCTTCCTTTTCTCCGCCGTGGTCGTCCATGAGATAGTTTTGGTTAGAAATTTCATCGGCTATCAATTTTATGATTTTGTCTCTTTCGTCTTTTCTCATGATTGATATTTTATGATTATTAATAAGACTAACGCCAAGCAGCCCAAACATAGGCCGAACAGTATTCGTCTGTATTGTTTCTGGGTGAACTCGCCTCCCTTTAGTTTGATACACATAACCTTGGCTGAATAGCTTGGTTAAAGAATCGGGAGAAGTCTAAAAAGACTACCTTGCCGCATGGCTTGGCTTTTGTTACCAACACTGGTGTTGATTGTTTAGGCTCGATAATTCGAGCGCGTTTTTGTTTCATTTGGCTTTGGTTTATTGGTTTTGTTATTTAGGCTCTTGTTCCAACTCCTCAAACGTCTTGGGAGTGTTTAAGAATGTAATGTAATCTATTCCGAGTTTAAATAGGTCTTCTTCTTTCTTTAATTCTACAACCAATTTACGGTCGCGGTCGCAAGTCAAATAAACAATAGAAAGAGATAGCAAGCAAGCCTTCAAACGCGGCTTGTTTGGAATAACAAATGACGGCATAATGTTTTGTATTAAAGGTTTGAACGAGGGGTAAGGGCGAAGCCAAACAGCCTCGCTAACCTTACCCCCCAACGGCATTCTCGTTGGTGACTTAGCACCTTTAATACCACCACGGCAGCCCGTTCGCTGCTCGTGATTCGTTGTCTTCTATCTTGCCGGGGCTTTCCTAAAGGCAGCCGCCCGGTTTGATTTTCTATATATAAGACGCTAACCTATATATAAGGAGGTATATTTATAGGGAAACCACCGCAACCCATGACCTACATCTCGATAGATTCCGGGCTAGTTGTAACGTAACAATCGGGTTATTTCAGTACGCCTTACAGGGCGTTAGAAGTAACAGAACCCCGGAGGTTTTCAGGCCTCCGCTCTGCGAATCTATCTGGACTATGAGAATGAACTTTATTTGTTAACCGAGAACGAAAGTAATATTATTAGGATTACTTTATATATTATTTCTATTTATTTTCTAACTAAGTTACTAACGTACAGATAATCAGCTAATAAAAATCAATAAAAAAGGGAGAGCCGAAGCCCTCCCCTAATTAATAACCCCAAAACCAATACGAATATACTAAACCTATTTCAATTCAGGTCGCCTTTTAACAACATAGAGTATATAGACATGTTACGGGCTGTCCAACCGCCCAAGAACTTAACTTGGTCCACCCTATGGGCTACTATCTGCGAATCCGAACACTCCCGGTAAAACAGGAACGCCGCGCCGGAGACGTTGTTGGATTTGGCGATTGTATCCGCTCCTAATATTCCGTCCACGTTAGCTCCGGCTGATTGTTGTAGCAACTTGATTGCCGTACCTACGCCCATATTTACGGCCGTGTCAAACAATATGTATTTCAGTTCGTCCTTTACTTTGTCGCATCCTGCTGGTGTCCAGTACTTGGCTGCGTAGATAGCCTGAGCTTGTTCGGCTGTAAGGTTAGCCACGTCAACTTCCGGGTTGGCTGCTTTGCTTATTCCATACTTCGTAAGCCCTCCAGCGTCTCCCGGTATGTTTGTTATTGTATCTCCGCCCTCGAAAGGGAACAGGATTGTACAGGCTTTATTTAAGTCCATCCTTTGGTTTGTCTTTAAAGTGTTTGTAAATAGTTAAGGCCGCGACTGCGAACGAGCCTATGTAACATAGCCATTGTCCTACTCCCATAGCGAAGTGGAACCAGAAGGCGTGAAGCGTTATGAAGCTCTTTGCGTTGCCGAACAGCGTGCTTATCCCAGCTAGGGTAAGCGACAACAATGACATGAATAGTTCTTTTGGTTTCATTATTACGATTGTGTTTGAGGGAACGCATAAATAATCAAAAATGTAGAATCAAAATTGGATTGAGACATCCATTGGCCGTTAGACAATTGAATATATACAACGGAATCTAGTCCTGTTATAATATCAATTACGGTATACTCCGATAATGTATTTGATGAAATTACACTTAATAAATACAGTGTTCCGATTGTTAAATTAGCTGCTTTCATTTTGTTTTGTTTTGTATTAAACGTTAAAACCTACCGTTGTAGCGAAGGCTTGAAAATATGTATAGAAATTAGATTGACTTAAATTACCCGACCCAATATATACCATTGACATTACACGAACCGAGGGAAATAATATAGAACCGTTGTTATTTAACCCAAGTGCCCATAAGTTTAAATTAGGTATGGCTGTTGACGTTACGGACGAAGTCGCTAAACTTGACCCTCTTTTCCAATAGCTTAATGATGTTGATGATGTTCTTACAATTGAGTTTAATGCGAATGAATCAGATGTCGTTGGCAATACAGTTGATGCAATAGTATCGTTACAATAACCGTTTGATGTAATACCGTTAACGCTTGTGTTAATGGCTGATGCGTTGGTGTTATCGTATGAACCAAAATCATAATACGGTGTTGTGGCGTTATATGTGTTTGTGTGGGAATAAACACCGAGCGATGCGTTATTGAGCGTATAGTTAACTCCAGTTGTTTTTGGGTTAAATGAAGTATCTATATAGCTTTTTACTCCGTCACCCAAGTAACCTGTATTTACGCCCCATGTTAGCGTCCCCCCATTAGTTTGTTCTACAGCTTTTGTAGCCATAGGATTTTTTATATTTATTAAAGCATTGCTTCTACATCCCGCAGGCGTAGCAAATATCCATAATCCATCCAAATAAACCCAATCTCCACTTATTACCATTTTCCGTATGAAAGTATTTAGTGCCTGAGTCCACATCTGTGATGGCTTAGTACTACATTGCGCTAAATACGCAATAGTTTCGGGCATTAGATATGATGGTAAATAGTTCATCAGGTGAAGTTTGTTCCGTACATTACCCAGTAATTAGTGCCGTCGTACAGTATTGTTAGTATATCTATTGCGCTTGCCGCTGTTGATAAAACAACAGCGCCACCACCTGCGCCCGCGACTTTAGTACCGCTTGGCATAGCTAATGTATATGGGCCACCCGAAGACGGCTGTTTTACAATTAATGTATATACACCCCCATTGACTGCGCCCGATATAGCGAGTGTTCTATTGCCACCAAGTGTTACCGTACCTACAATGCCGCTCGTTACCGTGAATGTAACTGTGGATGCGTCTGTGACGGTTTGAACCGACTTGTTTGTTATTGTTATTGAACCGCTTCCTGTTACTGGCGAACTTCCCACCGTAAAACCGCCAGTGTTATCTGTAAGCCCTATTGATGTTACTGTTCCCGTTCCGTAACCTTGCGATTTAACGTATGCAGTGGTTGCTATATTAGTGCTGTTATCGGAAGATGTTTGTGTTGTTGCGGTAGTTCCGTTTGCCAACACGGTCGAAAAGCTCCAAGAACCAGAACTCAATTGAGCTACACCAGACGAGGCCGAACTGTCAACACCAGTACCTCCGTAGTTATTAGCTATTAGAGTTCCGTGCCACGTGCCTGTTGTTATTACTCCTGTGTTAGCCGTTACAACCAATCCGTTCAAGCTTGTAACTCCCGTAAGGGCGCCAAGCGATATTGTTATTGCGGGTGTAGTTGTAGGGTTTGATATTGATGCGCTTACGCCTTGGTTTGTTACTACCGATACTGTAGTTACCGTTCCGCCGCCTATCGCTATCGCTGATGCGGCGGTTATTTGTCCGGCTGCGTTTATTGTTAGCTGAACAACGTGCGTAGAATCTCCGTACGTCGCAGCCGTTACTCCAGTAGCCGCTAAACTTATATCAGTAGAACCGTTACCTGAATTGTCGGCTACCGTAAAGGCCGAAAGAAAATTCAAAGCGTCTTCTTGAGGCTCTGGAGAACCTCCGCTTTCAACAACTTGATAATAACCTCCGCTTGCTGATGTTGTTGCGGTCAATATAGCTCCGTTGTTATTTAATACCTTCCAACCGTCAGCGTCATATACCAATGAATAGCTAGGAGACAATGTAACCCTCATGAATACGTATGTAGTAGAATCTACGTACTTCAAAGATACTACAACAGGTGATGTGTCGGCGTTGAATATAGAAAGATATTTCAACTGACGTTGAGTAGACGCGGCTGGCGCTCCGGCTATTGTTACGGGCGTGGTTCCGTTCAAAACTCCGTCGGTCGTACCGGGTAGAAACGTAGACGGCGTTATGTCAACATATGAACATATAAACGTAGGCTCGTTAGTCGCAACCGCTCCGCTAAGTACGGCCTGAAGGCTTTTCCCGGTCGTGTTTAATATAATCATATCCTCAAAGATGTTATGGCCATCATGTTAGCTAAATTGGCTGTTGATGATAGTCCGTTGTGGTCAAATGTTATTTTGTTAGCCGGGGAGAAGTAGTCAGCAAAACACGTGATTGGGAATATTACCCTGATTTGGCTGCTGCCGTTCCCGTCGAAGTTGTTTAGTATCTCCATCTTGTTTTGACGGGCTGTATTGTAAACATTTCCATATTGGCTAACAGAATGGAAATACGAACCGTTTAACGGATAGTAAACGAAGTTGGCTTGGTCTACAACCCAAGTAACTACACCTTGTATCGCAACGTCTGGGTCTGCTATTAAATCGCCTACGCTGAACTGATGTATGTCTACGGTCATTAAGTTTCCGCCCGGCGAACTGTTTAGTGTTTGAATCTGAGCAGCGCTCATAGCCAAGTTCCTTATCTCTATCATGTTAAGCAACCCGGTGAAACCCGAGCCGCCTATTTGAAAACCGTAGTCCGATGAGTTAAGATACGAGAACGAAACCGACAACGTGCTGTCCAACGCTCCGTTTATGTAGACATAAAGAAACGCTCCGTCCCAAACACATGCTATTGTGTTCCAAGTTGACGCGGTTATAGCGGCTGTAGAAGTTAGCATATGGGTTGTTGTTACGTTATCTGTAACAACGAAAACTACATTGCCGCTTGAGTTTAGGCTTATGCTAAACGTACCTGTAACAAAACATATTGTTTTGTTCAACAGCGTAGGATACACGTTCATGAAGCAGGTGAACCCGGCGAAGCCGCTGAACGAATATAACAATTCATTGTCAAGGTTGTTAGAGCCGCTCGTAAACACCGCGTCACACCCCCAAGCATTAGACGTAGTAAGGGCGTAAGTAACGCCCGTGTTTGTCATGTCGTATTTATTGCCGGAGAAGTCGTGCGCCGCCGATTCGTTGAATGTATATGCCGCTACAAGTGAACTCATATAGGATAGCCGAAGGTGGCGGCGTTTACTCGGTTAGTAATTGGCGAAACAGGCGTGAATCCTGTTGGCCCAGTTATAGGGCTTGGCGGCTTTATAGGAGCTGGCTGAGGCGCAGGGCGAACCCAAGGCGTAAAAGGAGCTACATGTATAGGCGTAATCGGCAACCCGGTGTCGGCCATGCCTTCCATATCAGTCCTGAAGCTGTTTAACTTCGGCTCAACCGTATGGCCGAGCTGAATATAAAGCTCTCCATCTTCGTCCTGTACTGTATGGTAAAACTCTAGTTGGTCGTCAAATATAACGTTGCCTTTCAAATTAGGCCTGTAGTACGCAGGTATCTGCGCGAAGTTCATAAAGAATATATCCACTAGCGTTTGTCCTGTATCTCCAACACCTACGTTGTGCCAAGTCGTAGTATTTACATTTGATGAGGTAAAGAACGAACCGGGAAAGCCTGTTGAGCTAGTGTCGCCGAACGTAGCGTTTATATCAAGCTCGTTCCATCTTGTACTTCCGGCGTTAGTAGAATAGAACGCCATATTGCTGCTTGCGCTCTGACTATTGTCTTTGTATTGAAGGTCTAATGCTCTCAACGCCCAATCATCCAACGCTATTTGAACCGTTCCGCCGTATGGGTTTAATGTACCGGGTACGGGTACTTGAGGCGGCGAGTACGGCGGAAACACTTTACAATCGAATGAGTATGTAGCCGGGGATGAAGGGAATACTGCGGCTGGAGAAGTATTGAGTTGTATGTTCTGGCTTGTTGTAGTATCGAAACAAATGTAAAACGGATTCACAACGCCTCCTCCGCCTACCTTTGGCGACCATGAATTTGCTAACCAGCTTTGTATTGTAGAGATTAATGGACCACCGTTCATTGGCCCAGAAAAACCTTTGCCTGTCCCGGTTTGATACGGGAAATTAGCAAACAACTCCTGAGTTGTCCACTGTAAACAAAAGTAATGTGGGACTGAATTGTCTTTTATAAAGCCCACGGGCGCACCTGTTTGGACTTGTTCTTGTCCGTACATGTAGTAAGAATCGCCCGATGAAACATTCTTGAATTGAAAATAAAATAACGAATACCCCCAAGCCCCCATCGTCATAGCGTCTGCGTATGTCTGCGCGTATGTTGGTTTGGACGTGTATTGAGGCGTTACTTTAATGCGTATGTACTGACGTATGTTTACTATTATCTCCGAGTTATCTGGGTCTAACACAATCAAAGGATATGTGTATGTGTCGGCAGGATTGCGCAAAGCGTGAATGCTGTACGGAGAACCGTTGAAGGCCGCATAACCGCCTGCCGGTAAATACGGACAGTTGTTGTTTTGGTATGTGTAGTTGTCGTTAACTATCTTTGAGCCGAACGAGTACCCTGATTGATACTTCACATCAGTATCGTATTGGTCTATTGTCTCCAATCCGTCTCCTCCAATCTGAACTACCCCGGTAACGTTGCCGGAAGGAGCTGTTAAGCTCATATGAGAGCTTATTGTTATCGTAGCCCCCGACCTAGCTGTTACAGTTCTATTGTACAATACACCTAGCTGAACAAACTGATATGTAACAGTTCCTATGGAAAACCCGTTAGCGATAGCTGACGACGTAAACGTCAATACAGTTCCGCCGGGACTACAGGTGAACGGATAACCGCTACTGGGAACCCATCTCAACGGCCTGTTGTTAGCGTCCTTGTCTAAAGGCGTGTTCTCCAGAAAGGCGTTAGGTATTAACTCAACATTGTTTATGTTGTTTACGCTGAACTTGTATGATAGAATAGGCTGTAATTGAGTCACGGCTTTCTCGCTAGTCTTTATGATTCTAGGGAACGATGAATTGTTTATCGTCCTAGTCCAGTTCAATGTTCCTGACGCGGCGTGAGTAATCGAGTTGTTTGTTTGCCAAGAGCCACTTAATGTGTAATCGAAATATTCAACAGACGCATTTACGCGTTCATATATCCTTTCTATGAACCATCTTCCGTTGCTCTGATACATACGACAGTTGATGGACGATAATATGTTGTTCAGAAGCTTGTTGCAGTTCCACCCGTGCGTCTGGCCATCGCTTCCTATTTCGGTTATGGCCATATCGTTTATGAACAGCTGCTCCATCAAGCCGCTAGTGTCGCTCATAGTGTCTTCGCGAACGTTCACAATCTCTCTTAAAGGGAATGTGTATGGAAGGAACGACAAACAGTTGTTTACAATCTGAGCTATCTGTTCAAGCCCGGTCGTAAGGTTGCCGTTGTTTTCGTATCTATGCCATTGAAGCTCTCCGAGGCCGCAATTGAACTTAACGTTACAATCGTAAGGAACGTTGCTGTGAGCTTGCGAGTATGTGTCTGTTGTGTTTACGCCATACCAGTAGTTTACCCAAGTTACTCCGTTGTTAGACGAATACAATACAGTTATGTAGTATTGAAGTGGAGCCGCCGTAAGGAACTCGTCATATTGTCCTGCTGTAGTAGCTTGTAAGTGTAGCGTCAATTCGCTTCCGCATATCGCGGTTTCAAGATTACCTTTCTTGTAATCAATCTGTATAGGAGAGCCGCCGCATACAACGTTTGTAACCGAACCGCCGAAGCCGTTCTCAAACACTAACACCTTCCAAAGCTTGTTGCTTATGAAGGTATTATCTCTAAACGTTAAACTGTATTTAGTGTTGTAAGCCATTGCGCTATAAAGATACGGACTAATAACAAACCGATTCCCAGCAGACAATATAAAACTATCGAAGCCGCCTTTCTCATTGGTTGTTAGTTCCCATAACGAATTGATTATTATTTTGAATCCTGTCTTGTATTCCTAAAAGCTTATCGCCTGCTATTTCAAACCTATATCCGCCACCGCCCCCGGTATCTCCAATCATGCCCTTTAGCTTGTCTAACGGCGCAACAACTTCGGGGTTGTGGCTCGCTCCGGCGTACTCGCCTATGTTAGCGAATGTTGACCCAGATACGATACCGCCGGAAGCGAACTGTATTGCGCTCAAAGCAGTTCCCGCAACAACCATCCCAGCTCCGCCTACCATCTCGCTTGTTCCGCTACCGGGCAACGCAACATTGGCTACTGCTCCAAGGGCTATTAATTTTTCACCCATCTTCTTCGCGGCCTCACCTACAAGCTTCGCCATGTCGCCGAATAGCTTCTTGGCTACGTCTTTATTTCCTTTACTATTAGCCGCGTCCGCTATGATGCTGCCGACCTCTTCTGCGCCTCTTGTAGTTATTTGAGCTACAGTCCTCGCTTCACTCTCCGCAATTCTTAGTTTTTCTTCAGACGCTTTTTTCGCCGCCTCAATTTGAGCTTCGTACGCGTCGATGTCCGCTTTAACCCTATCATTGTATTGTTTTATAAATATTTCGTTGTTATACTTTTCGGCTTCTTCTTGGTCGGTTAGTTGTTTCTGAGCGTCCTTAACTCCGGCAAGATTTGCTTTTAACTCATCGTATTGCGATTTCTCCTTGTCGGTCAACTCGCCTTTGTCGATAAGCTTCTTCATTGATTCCTCGATTGCGGCCTGTTCTTGTTTGTAAACTTGGTCGGCTGTTTTACCAAATATCGTATACGCCTGAGCGCCTTCGTTTATTATTTCGGTAGCGTCCTTTATGTGGTCTGCAGGGTTTTTAGGCTCGTTCTCTTTTGTTGCGTCAGCACCCTGCGCCTTGAAGTCCTTTTCGGTGGAAGGTTGTTTTGAGGCCTTGTCTATTTCTTGACGTTCCTTTAGTACTTGGTTTATATTCTTGTTTGCGTTCTCAAGGTCTTCAAGTTTTCGTCCGTATTCGTCGGTTGTTTTTCCGGCCTTTATCATTGAAATCATCGCCCCATCGTTGGACGCTGCAAGAAGGTTTAATGATTCGGTGCTCCTTTTAGCATACACAGATAGCTCGCTTTTGTTCTCTGCCGCAACGCTGAAGAATTCCAATATACCTTTTGTAGCTTCAAGAACCTTGTCCCTGAATCCTTGCCATATTGGCGTCAATCCTTCGCCAATAGTTTTCTCCATTTCTTCGGCGTTGTTGTCGGCTTCTTTGGCCTTATTAGCAAAAGAATCGAGCTGGCTTGCGGCCTCTCCAGTGAACTTGCTTAGTTTTTGTTGAAGCTCCGCCAAGTTTTTTGTTTTGCTTCCTGTGTCCTGTATATGTATTCCTGCGCTTATCAACGCCCTTCCGTGGCCCATTATAGCTTGCGTGGCCATGCTTGTTGCTGACGTTAGGTCTATCCCTAGCCCTTGCGCCAAGTCTACAATTTGCGGCAACAAACTTTTTATCTGAGTTGTTGTTAGTCCAAATGTAGCAAGTTGCGCTTCTGCTGATTGAAGCTCTGTTGGGCTGTAAAGCATCTTCAATGATTCGGCGTACGCGTCAGTCCATTGTATCAGAGACTTGAATACAGCCGGGGACGCTCCGCCTATCTTTTCTGTAGAGAATTGAAGGTGTCTGAAAGCGGTGTCGGCTTTTGTTGCGGCTTCAACGCAATCCTTTCCAAAGTCTATAATTTTTTCAACCGCAAAAACTTCAATTATTTTGTCTTGAAGATTGTCCATTGCGCCCTGAAAGTCATTCGCGCCCTCCTGTCCGTGTTTGAATCCTGAGTTAGCTCTTTCGCCGAACTCTTGCATCTTGCCTGACAAGTCGCCAACAGCTGCGGTTAATCTGCGTATGCCTTCCGAAAATTCAGATTCATCTAGGCCGAATTTGGCTTTCAAACTTTCATCCATTTCCTATAACTTTTGTATGCGTCCCTGTCTTCATAATGTCTCTGTATTTAGAAGCAACACCAAGTTTGTAGTCCAATCCAACTTCTTTTGCCTGTTCAACAACTTCTTGTCGGTCGCTGTCTAACGGGATGAGCTCTTGCGCCGTCATTTGCTTTGACGAGTTTGTGTTAAATATTATTGAATATAACATCCTTGTTTGTCTCCATTCGTCATCAAGCCTCAAGTGATATCCTTCCATATACAGAACCCATTCACGTAAAGTCAACCCCCAAAATTCAGCCGGGCTCAATCCAGCTCTTGCGCTCTGTGTTATAAGCGCGTCAAACGTTATTGGTTTGTCTGGCTGTCCGTTACCTTTTTTTTTTCGGTAGTGTACATAGACTCAACCATTGTGTCGATGAGGTTTGTAATTGTATCTCCATCGCATTCGTCCATCCAGTCTCCGACTTGGAAGTTAGTGAAGTCGATAGTAAGCCCTTTACTCATACAACCTCCGCAAAGCCCAGCCCAAACAAAGTCTCGCAATATTCCTATCGCGGCCTTGTCTGAAACCAACTTTGACGCAACGCTTCCAAACTCATGTAAAGGCGTGTTTGTCTTGTTGCAGTAAACCTCTATGGCGTTAAAGCCGAATCTGAAAGGGCGCGATTGCCCTCCCAGATTAACTTCAGTCAGCCTCATTAGTGAGTTACTTTAGTAAGCGCGCCAGTGCCTTCAAAAGTCGCAGTGTAGCTAACTACATCCTTGTCTTTCGCGTTCTGTTCAAGCTTGGTTATGTACGCAACACCCCACCAGCTTTGGTCACCAGTAACTTGTGTAGCTAATTGGAAGTAAACCGTTACTGCTGTCTTAGCCGCCAAAGCAGCGTACAAGTCAGCGATGTTGTGAACGCCGGAAGACGGGTGAAAGTCAACTAGGCCGTTACAATCAACACTCCATTTGCCGTTGGTTGGAATTATCTCATCCCATCCGCCGCTATCCTTTGTGGTAGCGTTAGCCGTGCCCATGTCAATAGATATTTTGCAATCAGTTGAGAATGAAGTTTCTTCTGGGCCTCCTGTGCCTGTATCAACAAGCACAACTAGATTCGTTCCATTAATTTTTGCCATTGTGTTTTAGATTTGATTTATGTTATGTCTGAATTTTTGTGAGCGATACATGAGAACTCCGTCCGGTGATTCCATAGTGAATGTTCTTGATTCCTCGGCTGAAATAATATTGTGATTGAAGTTTAGCCCTAAAGAAAATGGGGTTGTTCGTTTGTTGGGGCATATGATTCCTACAATCTGATTTATTATGTTGTCAACCACGGCCTGTCCTCCGAAGTTGCCTTGAAACTTAGCTACCGCAACGAGCGTCATAGTAGCGTCGTGGCAATTCTTTTCTTTGTTACTGTTTGCGTCGTACTGGTCTGTAAACATAGAGAAGTAAACATAAGGATAAGCCGCCCCGGAAGGGACTTTGTCGTATATGTTTACGCTTATGTTTCCGCTCAACAGCGTTACATAGGCGGCTCTTAGTGTAGGTTGCAGGTCAAGCATTTACGATATTGTTTAAATCGGTCATGAATTGATTCCTAGCTACTTCAAATGCTGGCGTCCAGTACGGTTTAGGCTTCATACCTTTCCATTGAGGATTAACGCTGTATTGAGGCATGATTGATTTGTCTCCTGTTCCGTACTCTAAATACAACGCATACTTAATGTTTGTTTCGCAGGACGCGGTAAGGTTTCCCGGTATAACTATAATAGACGAAGCCAACGCGCCTGTACGAACAGAATCGTTGTTATGTAAATTCTTTATAGCTTCTTCCTGAAGCTTGAGCGCTGCGTCGTTAACAGCCGTCATACACTTTTGGCGCATAGCGTCTGATGCTTGCTCAAGGTAAGCTTTGAACTCCTCTATGCCTTCTAATTTGAACTCAACCATTTGTTTCTATGCATTGAAGGATTGTGAAGGTCATTTTGCGTTGATTTTTTACGGTCAACGCCTTTAGTGTACGATTAACGCCGTTGTAATCGTTCCAAATGAAACGATAGTTTTCTATTGGCGGATTGTATGCGAGGTCTTGAGTTCGTAACGCTATTGTATAAATAGTTCCGGCCTGTTCCTGTCCTTGTATGAACATTCTAGTGCCTGTCTGTATGTCTACCGAACCCCATAGCTGAGTTCCGGCTGTCCACGAAGCGGTTGTACCTCCAGAGCCGTCAGCCGAAGTTCCTGTTAATGTTTGTACTGTTATGCGCTCTTGTAAGTTCACAACTGAGGTATTTTATAACGGTCTAATAACTTGCGAGAGCCTTCAGGTATCTCGATTATATTGATAGTGCCTTGGCGCGAAGCCTCTAAAAGGTCTGAACGTATTTCGTAGGCCGCGTAAATCATCATCAACATGGCTTGACATATTCCCATAGGTATCTTGCTGGCTTGAGGCGTTCCGCCGGAAGTCCAAGGCCAAGCCGAATCGTAACCTGCATGATACGTTACCTGTAAATTGAATCTACTAAGGTCGTCAGCCGGGCTGAATCCTCTCGGAAGGTTGTATGTTGTAGCGGTTAATATTATGTATTGGTCTTGTGAACCCATAACATAATAATCCGATGCGGCTGTCAATAATGTGTTGTTGTTTAGATAAATAAGATTCACCGCATCAACAGACTGTATCGGTGCGCGAGGCAGGAAAAATTCCTTTTCTATTACCTCAAAGTAAGTCGATAGCGTTTGAGTAAACAAAGCCCGTCCCAAATACTGTTCAACGCGTTCTCTCGCCGATTGAATCAACATAGGCAATATAACCGTATCGTCATTTGTGTTTGATATACGACAGTATTGCTTTACTACCGTTAAAGGCAGTTCAAGCGCAGGAGGCGTTACAACAACAAGTTCTGTTTTCATTTCAGTTGTGTCCAGTGTTTAAGAAAAGGGAATCGCTCAGCCGGAACGCCGGGCACAGGCCTAGCGTAATGGTGCATGAACAGCTTTCCTTTGGTTGGTAACTTATCTATCAGCCTCTGCCATCCTGTTGCGTGGCAATGTATTTCGGCGGCCTCATATATCGTCTTAGCGTAGGCCGCCATAAACACGTTATGCTCAGGCACTATTATTTCTAGGTCTTCGCCAACATATTTTCTATCAATCCTGAATCCTTTAGTTGAGCCGCCTTCCGGGATGAACGCAAACGGTTTACCGGGTACGACTACTTGAGGGAACTTTTTGAACCGCTCCGCAAATACATTTGTATGTATTAGTTCGTCGTAATTGAACCCTGCTGCTCTATAAACTGACTTCATATCCAAGTCGAACTCTAATGTCATGTCAAGCTCTCCAATCACGGATATGGTCTCAAACTCTTTCTCCCATACTTCGTAATCGTTGAAGCTAGAAAGACAGCGCAGCTCAACCTTATCGTTATCGAAGAACGAACGTATGGTGTTGTAGTTATGATACAGTACGGGTAAAATAATCTTGCCGTGAATCTTTTGAAGCTCGTTTATAAGCGGTACGCAATCAATGGTGTCGCCCATTGCAACGATATATTCCCGGCCAAACTTTAGTTTCAACAGCTTCATTCGCCTAGGTTTAAAACGTTCTGTTTGAAGTCCTTGTTGAATCTCTTTACGCAATCTCTTGTGTATTGTTCGTGTGTATATTTATCGAGCCTATTCAGGGATTGTGAGCATATGTGGGTTACACGTATGGGTGTTTTAAGTTCTTTTAACCCCCACTTTTTAATTTGCTCAGTAGTTACGTTGTCGGCGCACCAAAACTCATACGCTGTATCGAGTTCGTTTATTTTCATAAACGCGGCGCGTGTCATTACAAAACAGAATCCGCTTATGATTTTATCATGAAGGAATCCGTGTTGGTTTGTAAAGCTCATAACGTCTATGTCGTGAGCTTTGAATAAGTTAGTTACATGATGTACGAATCCAGCCGGGAATATAACGTCATTGTTGCTGAAGCATATCAGCGAGGCGTTACCCATATGCGCTCCTTCGTTGAGACATCTATTGTAGTTGAACGGTTTGCGTTGAAGGTAAGTGTCCGCGTTAGCGTATCTAATCTGTTCGCCCTTCTCTATTACAACAACGTTTACTTCGTCGCTATGAATTGATTGAACCGCGTCCTGAGTCATCTTCATTAACTCCGGCTTCGTTCCGTCGCTTACTATAACAACGTCCATCTTCACCATTGGTTCTGATTTAGGCTTTACGGCCTTTGGTCCAAACTTGGCTGTCTCGGAAGTAGCTTCGCAATAGTCATAGAAGTAAAGTATTTTGTTTATAACAACCTCTTTCTTCAACAGGTAGCTGTTCTTTAATCGCAACGAGAAGTCGGTGTCTTCGCTGAACGATAGTTCTTTAAAACCTATCTTTTCGGCTATCGACTTGCGAATGACGCTGAGGTGATTAGGACAACGCTTGCGGATGTGATTCTTTTCGTCGTTCTCTATGTGAAATATCGAAGCCATATATACACGGTCAGTTCTATCAGTCTCAGCATTGTGATACTGGCTTTCAAAACAAACCACGTCAGGATTCTTTTCCAAGGCCGTAAGAATCTCATCAACATAATTATCCGCAACCCTATCATCATCATCTACAAAACATATGTGTTCTCCTTTAGCTAGGGACATGAGCTTGTTTCGCTTCTCACCTACGCTCATTACCCGATTGTCTCCCAACCATAGTATTTCAACGGGCTTCCCGGATGCTTGTGGTGCTAAAATCTGCATCAACTGGGCTATCATTTCAAACCTAGTTTCTACAGAACATATCAATATGGATAATTTCACCGGCGCGCTTTTTAAATAAGCCGGGAGTTTTTACGCCCCCGGCTAATGGTTATTATGAACCGCTTATCATAGCGTTGGTAAAGCTTGAACCATATATGAAGGCGTTCGGCCTGTATATGATGTTAGCCAACCTTTCTTCAACAAGGACGGTAACCAACCCTTGGATGAAGTTAGAAGCGTTCTGAGTTGAAAAGGTAATCTCAAGGTCATCGCGTTGGAACAGTTGAGCGCCCTTTAAGAAGTCACCAACATAGAATGTACCTTGCGATACAGCTGTGTTAGGAACTAAAAGCGCACCACCGATATAAAAGCCGTTTTGACCAGCCTTTATATTTTGCTCAAACTGATACCTACCGTATGTATCACGCGCGGTGATAATGGTTTGGTAATCGTACGGGTGAACCAATATGTAGTTAGGTACATAGTAGCTTACGCGAGCTTGAGTCACGGCTTGCATCAACACGTCATAGTAGTTGATGTTTGTTGGGCTTGTTCCGCCGATTGGACCAAGGATAAAAGCAGCAGCCTTGCCTTGTATACCAACTAAGTTCGGCGCAGTGCCGTTGCCAGTTAGTACTTGTGTATCCTCTTTCATCAAGATACGGCCTGTAACTTGAGTTTGAAGATACGACATTACAAAGTCAGCGTCATCCATCATTTCCTTTGATATGTTCAAGTAAGTGTTTATCTTACGAGCTACAACCTCATTGGCTGTTAATGCGAAGTCCGACTGGGTTGCGCTTGAGCCTTCTGCTGTGGTGCTTGAGCCGTCTGTTTCTTCGGTCAGAGTGTTGAACAACACGGTAGATGAACTCATCCTACCCATGTTCATAAACTCTCTGATGTGAACAGGACGGAGCGGGTCACGGTAGATTTCATCCAAACGTAACGGCGCGATAACATCCCCGGTTAAGGAGCTTGTTTCAGTCACAGTGCTTGCCTTGGTTAAGAAACGGTGAGTTTCTCCCTTCGACAATTTGATTGAGTAAACAAGGCCTGAAGTGTCCTTCATCTTGCTCAACTCTTTGTTCCCGTGCATTATAAGGTCGCCGAACGATTTGGTGTCAGCTGAACCTAAATTGAAGGCCGGGTTTTTCTTTAGCTTTGCTTGAAGCTCGTCAAAGTCCTTTTGGAACTTGGCTTGTATTTCAGCAATTTTGCCTTTGGTAAGTTCTTTACCTTCAGCGTCCTTGGTTCCATACAGAGCTTCGTTCAGGCTCTTGATTTCGTTTTGGGTCTTGGTTAACTGGGTGTCAACCGCAGTTCCCTTGGTTTGTATCGCAGTAATACCATCTTGAATATTCTTTACTACAACAGCAAGCTCAGGTGCGCCGTCTTTAGTAATTAAGTTCTTCGGGTATGTTGCGGTTATCTTCAACATGTCTGCGTGAGACATGAAGATGCCGTTTGATGGTTCGATAGGCTTGGCTTTTGCTTTGCCGATTACTCCCCAAGAGAAGCAAGCCATCAATAAAGCTACGGTTATACCGCGCCTAACTGAACGCTTGTTCTTTAAGTGCTTTGCAGCACGGATTTTTCTTTTCATGTTTGTTTATTTAAAAGTTATTTTGGACAAGGCCTCTGCAAGCTTCTGCGATTCAGTCGGCTCGTTATGTTGTTCCTTCTTCGCGGCTTCCGTTTTTGGCGTAAGTGCTATGGAGGCATTAACGAGTGTCTGTAATTGTTTCAGGTGCAGTTCAAGCCTAATATATAAATCATCGTGAAGGCCTTTAACCTTCAACGCTTTCTCGATGTATGATTTCTGATTCATTATTCCTTCCACCTGCTTAATGTCTACGACCGGGGTGTTTGAATTAGCTCCCCAGCTTACTGTAGAGCCTTCCCATAGTTTAGCTTCGGTGATTAAGTTTACGGTGTCGCCGTCTTTTGTGATAGGCATACAGTTGATTAGCTCGAATCCAACGCTGTGTTCTTTGTACACGCCTTCTTTGTACAGCTGTAACACATCATCTCCAAGGTCGGTCTTCGCTATCGGAGTTTCAAAGTACAATCCCATTTCATCTTCAGCCAGTGTAGTTGGCCTTCCGATAGGTTGAAGCGTATTGTGTTGTAACAGGTGCATTATCCTGTCTTTGTTTTCAACTAGCGATTTCGCGAACGCTCCTTTTTGAAACATATCGCCGTCGCTGTCTAGGGTGTTGAATGATGCGAAGTAACCGCAAACAATACGTTTGTCAGTGTCTACGCTCTTGGTCAATCCACCGAAGTCTGATGCTTTGTAAGGTCTGAATTTTGGTACGCCCATTTTTAGGAGATATGTTTTGGAGTAGTTGGGCGCAACTAATCAGGTACGAATATAGTAACATTATCATTTCCATAAACTACGAAAGGCTGAAATTTCTTCCAACCTTTGTAGCTTCTTGTCAAACGCGCCCGGATGACAATCAATATTTAATCTCTTTTGCGAAACGAATACACAAGGCAGTTACAGTTCGCTTCTTCTTCCGCTCCGCCGCTACCGTCTTGAGGATAAAGCGGACTATATCCGTTCAATAAGTTGAATGGAGTTCCGTGTTGGCGTTGTTGTCCGTCAGCTGCCTCGTGAGTCGAACGACTTAACGGGCTATTGCCGGCGTGAAGCCAAGTATCTATTAAAGTAGCGTCGTAATCTTTTTGGAACATATCACGACTTGTGTATGAACCGAAGTTAGACGCTCGGTGTATTTCGGTACGCGCTATCAACATAGCTCTCGTGCGGTTGAAGTCTGAAAAGTAATTACGTAACGCACCAGCCATATCCGCAGCTCCCGTTCCTTCGTGTATAGCGTCCTCAAGGAATGACTTTATTTGTTTGCGTGTAGTATCTGTTATGGCTGTTACCATTTCTGCGCCCTGACCTTCTATAAACGCTGCTATGAAATCATCAAGTTCATCATCCCATTCGCTTTTTACGTATCGTTGTACAAGGGCTTCGTACTGCGACCGGGCGAACATGGGCGAAACGTCTTTGTATATCTGAACAATGGCGTCTTTTATGAATCCCGGTTTTACTAGGTGGTCAATCTCCAAATTGACGTGCGAGTGAGTTATGAACTTAGCGATAACAGGCTCAATGGTTTTGTTCAATGCTATCAACATTACCTTGCTGTCGTGTACGTAGAAACGAGAACGAGCGGCCTGAGTAGCCAATACAATTTTATGTTCGCTAGGAGCTTTACCCACGCAACAGCTGATTACCTACTTCGTTAAATTCCTCATCCTTCATTCCGCCGGGATTGTTTACATATGTAACGTTACCGATATGATTTTTGCCTAGGCTTTTCTTGACAGCCTTGAACTGTTCGATTACATCATCGAGGTCTTTCTCGTTCTTGAATATGTAGGCTGTTACGGTCTTGTCAGCGTCTACCGGGAAAACTTTATCAAACAATACAAATCTTATTTCCATTAGTCGTTAGTTACGTTTATGAATGCTATGTCTTCAGCTACTATGTTTTCAAGATTAAGATAACCGCCCTTGATAGCCCATGCTGATAATGACTTACCGTCTTTGGTTAGTATCGTTACGCGTTGTTTAGTTTCGTCAGCGCCCAGAGCTTTCAACAAGCTCTTTTGATAAACATTCAACGTCATACATGTTGCATTCAGGCTTACGTCTGACGCGTCGTCGGGCACGTTAGGATTTTCTTTTGGCTCCGCCGCGTTAGGGTCAACAGGCTTCGGTAGGCCTATCTGCGTAGCTACGAGGTGAGCGTTGCGCAATGTAGATTCTGAATCAGTCTCGGTAGACAATGGCAGGAAGTTAGCCGGAACATACAAGTCGTTTCCTTCCGGTATGTCTAACGCTTCATATCCCATCATCATACGTTTCTCGTTAGTAGTCAACCACCAACATATGGCTGCTGTTTGCGCTTGAACAAGCAAGTCTTCTTTTATCTCCTCCCACGATTGCTTATCAACTTCAAGCTCGTACTTTTTACCGTCGCGCTTTTCAAAGTCAGGTATAAGCTGGCTGTTCAATACGTCGATGAACTCTTTCAACACAGGCAACACAGCGTTCAATATCAAGCTCTTTCGAGCATCGTTCATGTTGTTGTAGGTCTTGTTCTCTGGGTCATTAAGTATCTGTGAGCTGAATCCATATATGTTACATATGTCGCGCATACTCATACGTTGACCTTCTACAAGTTGTAGGTCTTCGGCTTTGAACCCGGTAGGAATCCATTTCAAGTCCGCTCCGGCGGTCGTGAACATCATCTTGCCGTAGTTCTTTGAACCTGCATATTTGTCTTGGTACTTCTTTTGAAGCTGGTCCAATTGCGTTTCGTCGTAGTCGCTAGGATAACTCAAGATGCCGCTTGGGCCCATATTTTGAGTCAGCTTCATATTGGCTTCATAACCGTTGTTGCTATGAACAATTACCTTGCGAGCCGCCATCAACGGGCTCATACCTCTAACGCCGCCTTCCGGGTCAAGCTTGCGCCAGTAAATCATATCATCAGCGTCAATGAGTATTTTCTTCTTGTTGTTATCGAACAGATATGTTTGAGGCAACCCGGTGTCCGGGTTTTGCATCACCTTAATGTATTGAGGCGAGTACGATACAAGCTGCGTAGGAACGTTTTTGTTATCGCCAATGTCGGGCTTTACCTTTACCAAGAACACTTCCCCGGTCAACAGCCAATAGATTACTTGTTGCTCGGTGAACGTGCCTTTGCTGTACAACGGGCTTGGTCTATGTAACAGGTCTAATATATCATGGTCGTCAATCTCTATCTTTTCGTTTCGGTTGCTCACCTCGAACAGCTTGTAGTGAACACGCTTGGCTGATTTGGCGACCGCTTCAACAGCCGAATACACAACGGCGTTTTGCTTGTAACCTTCTTTAATGTATGACGTAGGGTTGTTTCCTATCGTGTACACCTGATTGTTTTGTATCATGGCGTACTGAATGCCGGCTGCAGCCATAGCCTTCTTGTACATATCGTCCATGCTATTTGCTCGCTTGAACGGGTTTGTGAGTTCGACGTTTAAAAAAGGTAGTTTCATTTTAGGTTGCTTGTGTTTAGTTTACGAATGATTGTGACGTGTTCTTCTATGTTACATATTCTCATACAGAACGGACACCAGTCAGTAATTGTCTTCTGAGGCCGCTCGGTACGCTTAACCATTTCGGGTTTCTTCTTCGGCTTACGAGCGTTGAGCGCCAAGAACTCTTCAACGGTCATTACGACCTTCTCTTGGTTTAGCTCGGTAATATGTTTCATCTTCTCGCTCATACCATTACAAGTTTCTTCTTTTTAGGGTACGCGATTAGATACCTAGCCGCGTCTATGCTGTGGTCAAAGTCTTTCACCGGGACGTTCGTTGCCTTGCCGTTCTTGTCGGTGTCCCACATGTAATTCCTGAACTCTGTTATCGTGTTAACGCTTGCCTTGGTTACGTGTATGCGCTTGTCCAACATGAGATTCAATCCGAAGTTAACGCTGTCTGCGCCTTTGATGCTTGGCTTCAATCCCTTCCATCCTTTAGCATACAACCAGTCTATGGTCTTCGGGTCAGCGTTATCAGCGACCGCTCTTGCTCTCAAATCTATTCCTGAGCGTTGTACGGCTTCCCAAATGGCTTCGTTCTGCATGCCGGTTTTGTACAGATGCTCTTTCAGGTATATCTCGCCACGAAGCTCCCGGACTTCTATTATAACCGTCGGGCTGTTTACATAACCAAAGTCAACGCCATATCCTAGCAAGTCGCCGTCGATAGCGTCTACAATGTCCCAGTTGCTGAACACGAGGCCTTCCAACAACCCTTCTTCTCCTAGGCCGTAAACCTTATACCAGTTTACGTTTGCCTTACGGCGTTCGATACCGTCTATAATAGACTGCTCAAGTAAACTAACACCGTTGGCGTCCACACAATCTCTGTAGGTAGACTTTCTGAATACATATACACTCCGACTATCGGGATGCTCTGTTCGTCTTCCGGCATCCTCTGCATCGAGTTCGGGAAGGAGCTGTTCATGAACCCAAAATGGTCGAACCGGGTTGAAGTCAAGTATAGTGTATTTGTTGGTACGTACGTCCAATTCAAGAAACGATTCATATGATATGTTGTTGCACTCGTTAACGAATAGTATGTTGCGCCGTCCTCCGCGAAGCTTCTCATCAGAATCGGCCGAAAAGAACTCAATTGTGCTATTGTTAACAAGTGTGTACAAATGTTCACTTTTGTTCTCTTGATAGCGCATCTTATAATCCCCGGCCTTAATAAGCTTGTTGAAGTCCCGGAGAGCGCCACGCTTGAGGTGAGGCAAGGATTCAGCCACAACCGATACCGTCGTGTTGGGATGGCGTACGGCGTAGTTGGTTATCCACTGTAAGTTGGTTATGGTCTTACTTGAGGACGTTCCGCCTTGATGAATCTTATAGCGATGGCCGCCGTTATTCGTATCGTAAAGTGGCGTGAATTTCATCAAAGTGTTTTATGTGGAAAATTTGATATAACACCCTGAGAATCAATACTACGTTTTTTTGTATTTTTGGTCCAGAAATAGGTCATAAAGACAACGAATCTTTTTGGTGGTATCAATATGTGTTCTTGAATCGCTCCGCGTCCTGTGGAAGCTGAACAATGATTTGTGGTGCTAAGTCTTTACCGTCTGTGCCTGTTATCTCTTGCCGCTCTACATATCCGCGCTTCTTGCCTTTGGTCTTCAAAAAGAATATCAACGCCGTAGCATTAGGAGGAACATCATACACAAGCTTATCCTTAATATTGCGAACTTTTACGCCATTCATAATCTCCTGAAGCTTGAACTCAGCGAAGTCCAGAACAACCTCGTCAACGTCCCGGATAGCCTTGGCGTAAACCTCGTCAGCAGCTAACCAATCATAGTGAGTCTGTCGGCCTATGCCTACTTCCCTACAACTGTTTGTTATGTTGCCAAGATTCTTAACCATAGCTTCAATCATGGCCACCTTTTTAGCGTCCATTCGTACGACTACGCCTGTTGGAACCGCTTTATGTGATTGATTGTCTTCCATTTACCTGAATGCTATTAAAAGGGTTATGATAGCCAATACAATAACAATCAACGGCGTTAACGACGGCTCTATGGGAGTGTTGTTGTATCCTATGTTGTTACTCATGAACAAAAGGGTTTTCGGTGAACAACGACACTGGCGGCATATTTTGAGCTGTTATGTTCAAGTATATCGTACCTGTTTTGGCTATTGTTTCAAGGTCTTCTTTGCTGAACTTCCAGCACGATATCATTACCCGGTTGCCTTCTTCGTCTTTACCTATGTGAACAGGAAGCTGACCGCATTGTTCGTCGGTCATTTCCTTCGGTTTAGTAAATACAACGTTTTGTTCCGGGAACTCTACAGGCATCATTATTCAAAGTATTTTTCTATCTGGTTGTGTAGCGATGCTTTCAGTTTGACCATCTCGTCTTCCGTGATAGTTTCTCCGGCTGTTAGGTCTTCGGTTACTTCGTGCATTGATTCTTTCAAATGCCCGGTCAATAGCTTATAGCCTATTCCTATTCCGGCTGCCATACAAGCAGCTCCGACTAAAATGTAATTCAATAGTTCCATGTTGTTTAGTTTAATAAGGAAGGCCGTTGAGAGCCGCTTTTAACCCTCTCCCAATTTCCAGACGCACTTCCGTGGCTGGCGTCCTTCGATTACGACGAACGGCCATGTTAATAATGATTAGCAACCTGCTGCTAAAAGTTCTTCTTCGCCTATCCAATTACCTCCGTATTGGTTTTTGACGTAATAGACTGGTTCTTGTTTGTTTTCTTCTATTGCGCATATGTACACGATACCATCGTTACCAAACGCATCTTTTACTTTATCCTTCGGAGAGAATTTGAATTCAACTGTTTTTGCTGTCATGTTAGTTACTTGATAAGTTTTTAATTGTTTCGTTCTTGTCGGAATCGCTCTTTGAACTTCCATAGTAAAATCCTACTATTGAAATCCATGCTGTTCCTAATGAGCCAAGCATTATGTTTAACATGTCTTTGTTGGCGGCTGGTACATCGTATTTACACATGTAGCCTAACAATCCGAAGAAGCCTACCGTTACCGCTGCTGCCAATAGGTGAATAACGTTCTTGGCGAACCAGCTGTTTTGTTTCAAGGCCGCAACTTCCATATCTCTGGCTGACTGTACATCCTTCAACTGGGCTTCTAATTGTTGTTCGGCCAAGTCCGCTGTGTGAGCCGAATTAGTCAACGCAAGCTCTTGAAGCTTCTCCTGAGCCGCCGCCCGTGCTGTTGGGTCTGGTATGATGTCCTTGAGGACTTCGGAAGCTCCGGCGAAAATTCCGCTTGCGCCGCCTTTGACAATGTCTGATATAATGCTCATGAAATGAAATTTCCGCTAAGATAGATACAAAGTATTTGTTTTAGGTAATCCGTTTAATATGCTTCCATGAAATACATTTCATTGCCTGATAATTGAATTCTTCTGAACCGTTTCTTCTTGGGTTTCGGTTTTATAATAGGCGACAAGACAAACTTGAATGTCATGAGGCCTTTCTCTAGGTCTTGATTGTCAAACCCGGTATCAATGTGCGTTATTATGTAGTTGTAGTGTATTCGGAATCGCTTCGCAAGTCGTTCGGCGTTCTGTATTGCGTTGGTTGCGCACTGCTCCATAACATTGTCGTCGCCTTCGGACGATATGTATTGTATACTGACTTTTGAGGAGGTTGTTATTGGTTCGCCGCGCCTCAATAAGTTCTTGCTGCGAATGTAGTTTAAGGCTCTCTGGTTTCTGTTCATGCTTTTGTTTTATCGGTTAATGATTCTATTAGGGCATCATACATATTATTCCATATTTCATTGTATGATTTAGTGCCTTTTCTATGCCATTCTTTTTGAAGAATTTCAATAGTTTTCTCCCTATCAATGCTTACCTGTTTATGTGAGGCAAGTAAGCCTCTGGATGCAAGTAAATGAATCGAATTTTCAACAAATTCTAAATAAAACTTGTCGCTTCTATGTCCATTTGTCATTAATACCTCAACCGCTTCCTTCTCTACTTCTTCGGGGGTAAGGGGTGAAGGGAGAGGTATAATTGAAACCTTGCCATTATTACCATCCTTCCAGCATTTGTCGCCGTACTCGCGCATTTGTTTTTCTGTATACATAATTCAGTTGTTAGTTAGTTATTTTCTATATAGAAATTGGGGGTCAATTTCATCTATCATTCTCCTAAGAGTACTTATAACCTCATTGTTCCTATCATCGAGGAAACATATATGTTGCTCAATAGCCTTTACCTTATCTCTTGGGGTAGTTGCTGTATCAAGACCATGAATAGCATATCCATGACCATCTTCTATTTCTTTAGATTTTATCTTCTTTTTCATATTCTGTTTATTTAGTCTTACTTCCATTGTTGAAAGCGGTTATGTAGCCTTCGTAACGATAGTGAAATCTTGTTTTGCTTAATTCACGGTTTTGATTTAAAAGCATTTTTACTTCTTTGTCACTTAAATCTTCTTTATTAGTTAAAATCCATTCCTCAAACATTAACGGTTCTTGCTTTTCTATCCCCTTATTTACTGAGGGTGGGGTGATAAATAAATGTTCAGTAATTTCTACTCCAGTCCCTTCCTTAAGTCCCCAATTTTTACAATATTTGCTTAAATGAATTTCGGCTTCATTCCTTGTGTCAAAACATAAAGCAGAGGATGGGTTTTTCGTCCAACGTTCTTTAGCTTGCTCTTTAGATAGATGGAAAGAATATGCACACCATTCATTTGTGTCTAATCTCTCAATAAAATATTTTAACTTTTCTTCCCCTCCCTCCGCTTGTGGTTCAACCATAGGGACACGTTCAAGCCATGCCGATGGCTTTATAACAAAATCTCCTTTATCCGTTGGCTCAATCCAATCTTTTCCATCCCAAAGTCCACTACATACGCCCCTTGGGATATTATTGAAAATACAAACAACATATATCCCTTCTTCAGGCAATCTATGTTTAGGGTTCTTACCTACTTCTGTGCAGGGAACCTCTACGTGGTGATATTTAATTTCAGACATTGGGACGCGGACAAGGAAATTTTTATTCCAATTATCAGAATGATGATACCACAATGCTATATCTGTTTTGGTTACTGGGGTAAATTCTCCTTTTGTATTAAATACATCATTACCCTCTTTAAGTTGATGTCCTTTTTTGATTTCTACTAAGTACTGTTCGTTTTTCATTGTTTTTTATTTTAGTCGCCATAGCCGGAATTGAACCGAGCTTCTCAAAGTTTATTACTCACGTCAAGTCTCACTGTTTAAGCCAGAAGGCGTTATTGAAGCACCGCTGTATCTGGTATTGCGTCAACTTTCGCGCGTCCGTCGCGCATTATGGCGATGAAAGGGATGTGTAATTGAACCACGTTACAACATATCAATTTCTCGCGACTACCTAATATAGATTCATCAATCGCAACCGTATATCGCGCGATTGTTGTAGAATCCGGTCTGTAGTACCAACCCAACCGACCATCTGTTGTTGCCTTTCCGTCAGGCGCATCCCTATTCAATGTAAGGTATTCTGTTAGTTGTTATCAATTCCGCGTAGAACCAACTTGCCTTGAACCCTTCTGTGTACTTATGATTAGGATTGTAGGCAAGTATGTTCTTCACGTTAGTCTCGTATAAATCGAGCTTGTATTGTTTCTTGTCTCCGTACTTCTGGTGGCAATCCCTACAGCTCGGCATCAAGTTCTCTATAAAGTCCCATAGTTTAGTTCCGCCCATACCCTTGCGGTGTATGTGAGTTACGTCAACCGCTGGTTTCCCGCATCCGTAATACAAACAATATATTTCAGTCGGATTTCCGAAAAACCTCAAAAACGCTTTTATGTATCCTGTCATTAGTATGGTAAATCGTCTTCGGCGTGTTCTTGTCGCGAACTATCTTCGATTACTATGGGCGGTGGGTTATGAAGCCCCCTGAGTTGCGCCGCTGCTATATTCAAATCATCAATAGATTGATTGGCTAAATTAACATATCTTGTTGTTGCGACGGAGAAGGATTGTGTTGTTTCTAATAAACTGCCGGCTGTTAATGTTGATAGATTTTCTCGCACATATTGTTCAAGAGATAGCGGCGTTATTGACGAAGGTTGAGCACCGTTAAATTCTGCAATATGACGAAGCCTTGATTGTAAATCTTCAGAAACTAGAGGCTCGTATCTGGACAACACAGAAGCCTTGATTGGTTTGTATGTTGAACGCTCGAAATAATCTTTGAATTTTATGTAGTTATTGTCTAGACAACAAGACATATTCAATCCTCCTACAGCCTGAAGCGTTCCGCAACCAGTACATATCTCAATTCTATCGGTGTCGAATATTGTTGTTATTTTGTTTTCCTGTTCTAGAATCTTTATGCGGTCGTTAGCCCTCATTAACTTTATTCTCAACAGGCTTGCTTCGTAGTTCTCCATAGTTGTTAAATAAGGGGCGACCGAAGCCGCCACTTATTTACTTGTTGTTGATTAGATTGTTGATTTTAACTAGGACGTAATAGGTTGCCAGCCCAAATATAAAAGCCATTATTAAGCACCCCAAACCGATGCTTGTTATCATGAAGTCGCTCTTGATTGTTAGACACATTGCGGCGTAAGACATTACCCACAAGAAGAAAGCCCACATCAAAAGTATTCCGACGAAACACGTGAATATTTTTACGGCTATCATTGTGTTTCTATGTTTTGTACGTCTCCTGTAGTATCGTGTACTAACTCGTGCTGTGTTGTAAAGTACGGTGAATCCATATACGTAGTCAGGTCGACGTTGATTGTTTTAAGACGCGCCCGGAGATGGTTTGTATCGTCGCCTAGCTCATAGCGTCCTCTTACGAACGAATGATATTTGCAAAGGCAAGTTTCAAACTCCTGAATGTTTACAAGTCGACTTCTTCCGGGAGAATCCAGTATTGTAGGAAATTCCGCCCAAGCCTTGGTAACCATAAGCGCATAATGCGGCTCTTTAAACCTGAACCGCTCGTTGTCGGCAAAGCCGTTTACAACAAGCAATCCCTTCAATGGGTATTCGTAAGCTTCCCTGAAGTCTACGTCGCTGAAATCAATATCAATATCCATTACCTGTTCCAACAGGTCGGCGAACTTCCAAGCCGCCCAAGAGCCTATGCCTTGAAATGTTTGTAGATATTTGTTAAGCGAAGTGTATTTAACTCCGGGTTGTATTTGAGATTCTGAAAAGTTCTCGATGAAGGCCGCTAGGTTTTCACGCGCCGTGGCTTTTGCCTTTATGCGCTCCAAACCGAATTTTACATCTTCAATCTGAACTCCATTCATGATTTGTATTTCGCTGGTTGTGTCGTAAACAAATATCTTTGTTTGTAACCAGCGTAAGAGCGTAGCCCTTTCCATCTCAACCCGTTTAGCATACTTCTTGATGAAGAGGTAGTCTGGGTCAAGGTCGCCGCTCAAAACGAGCTTTGTACTGAAGTCTTTAAAGTTCATTCTTCTGATTGTTGTTTTGTTGGTTATTAACTATTTTCTTTAGGTTATCCGCCCACCTTCGTGAGCTTCCCGACTTA